TCATAGTTTCCAGCGGAGGTGCAGAGGAATCCAAATACATCGGCTTTATTGCTACCTGCGGTTAAGACTGGAGTTGATCCACCTGGCCATTTGATAGTCGAAAACCAAGTGACTGTACGAGTAGATGAATCCTGCACCAACCTAATGATAAAAACTTGACCTACTGCCACATTGGATACTGCTAATATTCTGTTTCCACCTAAGACAACCGTGTGTTTGTTTGAAACGGACATGTCGAAGGTAACAGTTGCACCATCTGTATCAGTTACAAGTGAAGCGATATTTAAAACTTTGTATCTAACGGGGACTCTAACGTCTGCAATATTCCCGTTAGATATCGAAGTTGCACTAGAAGCCACCGTCACGTTAGCCAATCTCAGGAATGGGTTGGAAGCACCAATGGCAGTTTGTATATCTCCATCGGTAGGAGCCACCGGAGAACCTGCTGGAGTGCCAGCTTTTACATAAAGTTTGGCTACATTGTTTGCATCGGTAGCTGGAGAGGCAGAAAGGTCAATGTACAAAACTACTGCGTCAATTCGTGAGTTGCCTGAACCATTGGAAGTGATGGTGGCATTCATGCTGCCGTCAGAACGTACGGGATAGCAGTTTGAAGAAGAACCCTTCACGTATGCCCGCCCAATGGCTGCCTTCACAGTCATATCAGGAACCGTTTGGGCCGACACTGCAAAATGAGTTGATAAATCAACTACCCCACTGGCAGATACGATGTCTGTTGGTAACTGTAAAACAGAATCTTCAGGATGTGCGGTTGCGCCGGATCGTTGGGTATAGATGTAGGACATGCTAACCCATTCTATTCATCCGGCCTGTCCCCTTTATACAAAATCTATCCTACGTCGGACCAAACCCCATTGGTGCATTTGCGAAGCTTGTTAGTGCCGGTGTTGTAATAAATCCTGCCATTTTCGACGGCTGGATCACTCGCCTGGCTATCAACCACAAATTTTCCATCAGCAGGGATTTTTAGGACTCGAATCACTACCTGGCGTTCGAGTTCTTCAAGCCTTCTTTGCAGATCACGGATTATTTTTATTAGGTTGTCCATGTCATTTTAAATCTAGGGTAACAATTGCGGCTCCGTTATTGTCGATCTTGACCGTCCTTTTGTAAATACGCCGCCACTCGTCGATAATATTCATTTCGGTCATTCTGATTCGGACACTATCGCCAATGTCGTAATCTTCGATATTTGGCTCTCCGTCCGCATGGGTGATGGATATTTCGACAATCGGAGATTGGTTTTTAAGCAAGTACCCATCTCCCTTATCTTGCAAGGTGTCCGTTTCCTCCACGTTTCTGGAGCTTAAGACATCCTCTAATAGCCCGAATGTGACTCTATAATCTGCTGCGCTGTCTCTAGTCTCATAGATTACATCGTCATTAAACCCGCCGCCCAGTACATAAACCCGGTTCGTCAGATTTAAAACCAACGGTTTTCTGAAGGAGTAGGAAATAATGTTCTTTTCGTCGAAGAATATATCCTCCCTCTGGCTGCCCTTCTGTGCGTAGTAAACATTGAAGACCTTATTATTGTCTACCTCGAAGTCGAAGCCGTTTTTTAAATTGGCATTGCTCATTTGCCAGATTTCTTCACGAAGAGAAGCGAAACGGAATGTCCGGTCACGGTCTACGGATGTTTGGATCGTCCCCATCGTTATTCCAAGATCGCCGTAAGTATCACCGGTCTGGCTTTCATTTATCAACGTCCATGCAATTGTCCCGGCATCGGTTGTAGTAAATACTCTCTTTGCTCCTGTGCGTCGTTTTGCCAACAGGGAGAAAAACCCCACGCTTGCGACTGTGATTTTTAGCACTCCCGAGCTGTCCTTGCTAACTGAGTAATCAGAGATAGCCCCGTAATAAACCTTCGTACCGTCTTTCTCCAGCCAAATCTCACGGAAACCCCCGGAGAGGACAAATAGAGCGGTTTTACCATAAACTTGGGCCACCTCTTCCACTGCTGCATAATCGAAATAGAAGGTGGCGTTTTTGCTATTGTTCAGCTCATCGGTGAAGTCCACTGTGGTGAATGGGATGTCGTACTGGTCGCTTGAGCTGGTATCTTTGACAATGACACGGAACATGTTAGAGATTTAGGTAATGGTCACGATATAAGAGAACCGCCTTGCCTTCCGTGGTGTAGCTGGGATTGCCGATATTGATTGTGTTGACTCCCTTGGCCAGCGTCCAGAAGTCACCCGTTATGTACCTGCGTGCATTGGTCGCCCCCGGATACAAAAGGGCCGTCCTTGCGAAGGTGTCGATGACGACATAATCAGTACTGGCAGCCAATGTAATGTTCAGATTCAAAGTCTTGCCGGTGGTAAGGTTGGTTATTGATGGGCTGGTTAACGGACCATAGAAGGTAATTACCGGATAAGCTTCAAAATTCCCCCCGGTAGACACGGTGGCAGCTCCCGTACCGCCCACGCCCATATTCATCGGGATTCCCATGGGTATCCCCATTCCACCCTGATTGATTACGTTGATGGTTGAGGTGTAGAGAGTTTGCGATACCAGGAAGGGATATTCTGACTCGAATGTCACCAGCAGCTTCGTAGAGTTTTTATTCTCAGCTTTGATATCACCCGTTACTGAGACTGAATGAACGTCGATCTGAACATCCACAAGATTGCTTTTGCTGATTTTTAAAGTCTGTTCGCCTGTGCTTAATATCTCTCCCAGAAGCTCGATAAAGTCTTCCCTTTGTGTAACCAGATCGGAGATGCTTGACCCCACGATTGTCCAATCCAAGGAAAACTTTAATTTCTCAGGCTTGCCCTGTACGATCTTGGAACCGGATGATCCGCCCTTCTTTGCGCTGGAAGAACCAATCGTCGGGAAAGATAAAGTATTGATCGCCGTACAATAACGGTTTGCATTTGTCAGCAATGTTGATCCTAATGTGATTGATTCGACCATATCAGCGATTGTTATTTAGGGAAAAATTTAACTGTGACCCTACTTGGTTCCAATCCGTCTGGTTGGATACGTTAGCATAGATTGACACGTATTGGTTATTGTTCACTGAACTTGTGGCGGCAGCAGGTGTGGAGAATGCATCCCCATAATAAAAAGATCTCGCATTTTGGGCATCCATCGGCGTGACTGAACCTGGGGTTGAAAAGTCTTTTGAATAATCGAACTTCTTCGCCCCAATCGTCGGGATATCAATGGTGGCCAAACGCCCAATCTTCGACCCGGTAACTTTATTGGTGTTATCAATTAGTGTATTCAAGGCTCCAATTGCTGCGTTAATTATTCCTTCTATGACTCCGGCTATCGCATTCGCAATGCCTGTCAGGAAACCTAAAATTCCGTTCCAGACATCTTCCCAGCCTTGTTTCATCATGTTTAACGCCTTCGTCCAGTCTCCGCTTATTACTCCAAGGCCGACGGCCATCAGGATTTGGATTGCTCCCCACACAACTTGGAACACGCCTTTGATTGCATTCCATACGCCGGTAAAAACTTGAAGAAGCGACGGCCATACAGAATTCCAAATATTCTGGATGAACGTCAGTACCCAAGACATAACTTGAGCAAAGTTTTTCCATGCCTCTTGAAATAGAGGCAGGTTTTGATTAACAAATCCGTCCATTTCTGTTTTTATGTTTATAAACGTACCCTGCAACCAATCAAACAAGGGTTGCAACATAGGTTGAATCTGTGACCAGTTGGTATAGATCAGGTAAGCAGCTGCGGCAACAAGGGTCGCAACTCCCAGAATCAGACCAAGTGGCCCGAAAAGTACAGCGAATCCTTCTTTCAATGCGGGCAATGACCCTATTAATAACAATATTGGCCCGACAACTGCTGAAAATCCAGTTGTTAACGCCATTATCTTTACAGCCAAATCAATCGTTTCTGGTTTTAAATCGTTTACCTTTTGGACAAGCCCTGTGATCTTGTCTATGACCTTTGTGGCAATAGGCAATAACCGATCCCCCAAAGCTTCTTTTAAATTAGTAGTGGATACGGTCATCCGGTCCATCGCCCCTTTATACGTCTTTGAATATGCTTCCGCCTGGCCTGCTACCCGTTTCTGGATAAGCGCCAAAATATCATTGGCTGTTGCACCCTTAGCCACTTCGATCCCCATGGCTTTCAAGGCTCTGGTGTTACCCATCATAGCCAGTTGAATCTTCTGGGCTGAATCCGCCAAACCCTCTCCCGAATATCTAGCCAAGTCTGCGGATACGGAAGCCAGTTTTTGCGCCTCTGCAACATTCTTTGTCGAGGCAATAAATTTTGAGAAGACTATTGAGGTTTCTTCATCATCAAACCCTAGTTGAATGAAAGCCTTGGACAACTTATCGGTTTCGCCTCGCAAGGCTTCAAAGGACATCTTCTTATTCTTGACTGATTCTGCCGTCTTTCTAAGGGATTCGTCTACCCTTGCCATTTCTACCTGAGCATCCCCCGCACTTTTGATCCAATCGTTCATGGCCAAAGCACCGGCAACACCGAACCCGGTTAGTATTCCCCCTGCTATCTTGAGGGACTTAGACAGGTTTTCGACGTTCTTCTTTGCATTGTCCAATGTTTTCCCCGCATTCTCGATGGTTTTTGAAGCGTCATCCTTCGCTTTTAAAACAATTTCTAGTACTGATTGGGTGTCCATACCTCCAGCTTATTAAAATAAGCCGTCTTTTTTATACAGATAGCACTCACTTGGATTGACTGCTATTTTCAGATAACTTTTTTTGAGCCTTATTCTTACCGGCAATATAGATCAACTGCATGTGTACCCATGACGCTGGCTGCTCCATGAGTTCTGTGTAAGTTACTCCCAAGGCATCACAAATATAGTTAGTACGGACTTCAGGAGGGAAGAAATATGGGTTCTTGGTATAGACGGCCTGGAAGACTTTAGCCTCGATTAGATCCCCTTTTTTTTACTGATACTTACGTTTGACCAGATCTCGTTTATCTTCTCGGAAATAGCTATGCCGTCCACCGCCGGGATATCGTTGATCGCATTACCCGGATCGGGTAATTCCTTTCCTTGAGGATCGACCAGTTTCACCAGAAGCATGGTAAGGGCTTTTTGGTTGGCCTCCTGCACGACTGAGGCAGAGATATTATTGACGGCTGTAGTAGATGGATCAACCGTCATCTTGGAAGTGAGTATGTTTTGAAGTTCGGTGTACTGCCTGTAAGTCAGATCAGCAGTTACGGAAGCGATATACCCGTTTGGGGTTTTAACATCGGTGGTATTCATTAAGACAGAGCCGTCAGTAAGTTAGTAAAGGTCACTGAAAGCAATTTGCTGGTAGCTGTGTCGTAGTACCCAACGAATTCAACGGTCAAAAGATTGAAGTCCTCTTTGATCTCGGTCACGGCTGTTTTGTAGGTAGCCTTTGGAATTGAGATAGCTAAACCATTATTGGAGGAAGTGCCGATAGTGTCTCCGGTCATCACAATATCAATCGCCTTGTCGGTCTTTGCCAGATAGTCAGTCATTACGGCAGTCGAAGTGGCATCCAAGAACATCTCGACCTTACCAGTTACCTCTGAACCTTTGACATAGGAGTAGTTCGGGTCGTTGGATGAAGAGAGGGCATGGAGAAACTCGACATTATTCTTGTATTCCAATTCAAGGCTGGTTACTTCACTGATCTGAGTGCTAGCGACTTTAAAAGCCACTTCGTTGAAATTGAAGGGGCGGGTTGTGGCATACGCTGTGGTGATGGCCGTCGCTGTCGCCTGTGACTTGGCTTTGATACCAGTGGTGAATTTAACTGTTTCTCCTGCTTTGGCGGAGATTTTAAATCCGGTAGCGATTGCCCCGGCAAATCGACGCACATTGTTGGTTATGGCCTGTTCAATAGTTAGGGATGGCTTGGTTTCTGCTTCGGTAATGACATGATCGTATACCGCTGCATTCGGAGCTGACTTGGCGGTGGATGTAACCGCTCCCATCGCTGACAGGGCAAAGTAAGCCGGATAATCAGGGAAGAGTTCCATTTCAAATTCACCTTCATGGGTTCTGGCTCCAATGAGGGTGTTGTAGTTCTTGGCTAGTGTGCCTTTTAGCTGGGTAAGTTCTTCCAAAGCAATGTCGGTCTTGATTCCCCCTGAAAAGCTGACCGGAAGTGATTTGTCCGGTACTACTGCTGTCCCCCATACGGATTCCTTCTTAATTGATACTGAATTTAATACACCTGCCGCCATGTTTTATTTTTTAGTTTTAGCCTCTTTGGTTTTAAATAATGGATTGTTTATTTCAAAGTCGGATTCGACTTCTTCGCCTGGCTTGATAACTCCCAGACCATGGACATGTACCTCCACGTCACCTGTGTAAACGTAGTGGTATTTGTTACTTTCCATCGTTTCTATTCTATAGATAGCAATGGTGCTGTTTATACATTTTTTATCTATTCACCCGTTTTACAGCTTCTATGGTGATTTCCACGATTCTCATAGGCAATTCACGCTCTGCGTACAGCCACTTGGATGCAGTAGGACGGGCGAAATCACATGCTCCATTCAATGTCACGTTGGTTTCAATCGCTGAAATAACGGAATCAGCGATACCCTGCAAGGTAGATTCTGCCGTCGCTGCGTCATCAGTCCGGTAGAAACATCGGATGGTGAAGGTATACTGCCTGCGGTTGGCTGCTGTGTCGTTGAACAGGTTTTGATGGGATTGGGCAGTAATGGTGGCGCAAGGATATTTTAAAAGCTCTTTTGGCTCGTAATCATAGACCTCATTCAGCCCGGTAACTGCTTCAAGAATCGCTTTTAATTGTGCTGTGATGGAAACGTAACTCATGTTCCTTGGGCTAGTGAAGTAACAATTGAATTTAGCGCATCCTCGATATACCTGTCCATATCCGGTTGGGATTGCTCCTTAGCTTTCTTAAAGAAGAACTTACCCTGTACACCTTTGACAGATTTGGCAAAATGCCACTGCCCTCCACTCTGCCAGGCTAATACCTTGGCTCTCTTGGGAACGATTGGCCCTTTACCTGCATAAATACCCGTCCCAAACTCCTGATGGATCGCATAATCGAGATTGGTTCCAACTCTGGCCTCAAGCAAAGTGCTTGTGGCTCCCTGAGTATGGATAGACCCCCTGAGGTGCGCATATTGGACCGGTGCTTCCTGTTTGGCAATGCTTTCAGCTTTAAAAGCAGACCTATTGAGCGCATCCCGCATATTTTCCCCCACGATCTCCGGGGATTTGGCGAACGCCTCAGCCAGCCGGTCTGCTCCGACTATTGTGGCTGTCATGACGTAACCTTCGGCCATTAGACTACTTTCTCACAAAGTAACCGCTGATAACTGAGATAAGGCGTGGAAAATACCTGCGGAACCCCCTGGATGATCCATTCGTCGGTCCCGCTCTTGAGTTTGTCACCGTTTTTGAGGACTGCCGATTCATAAACATAGACCTCATATAGTTGGTATGCACTCTCGCCCCCGTAAATCGCTACGATGTCATTACCAGCCGGGAAAATGCCAACGTCAAGGCCTGTGATGACCGCTGTGCCACCATAACTCTCCTTAGAGGAAGAAAGGGCCAACCTGTACACATCTACGAGGTGTGTGGTCATCTGAACGCCCATGTTAAACCGGAATAAGCCGATAAGCGTCCAATACCATCTGTACGAATTGGGGAACGCCGTCTTTGGCGATAAAATCGACGGCAACAGGACCAGTCGAGACTCTTGTGGCTACTTTGCCGCCGTCTGACTGGCTTTTAAATATCTGGGATGCCCATTGCACCAGAGCATGTTTTAAATCTGCCGGGATGGCGGTGGCTGTAGTCTTGTATTTGATAACTACGTTCTGGGAACCGCTTAACGCTTTAACCGGGAACTTCACGTAGGTGTCATAGACAAAATAATCCTCGTCTTCTGCGGATAGTTCATCCCCGTCCTCAGTCACGGATACAACGGAAGCAATGGGAGGGTTCTTTACAAAAAAGGCGTCAGTACCACCATCAAAGGTTTCTGTTATCTCAGTGTTAGAGCTAGACGCCCAAGTTCTATTGCAATATCGGTCTGCATAAGCGGAAATGCCTGCAATGATCGCATTGGCCAAACTCTGCCCACCGGAAGCAAGGGTGATGTTTAAAAATGTCTCTAAATCGGTATATGCAAGGTACGCCATTATGTGCGCAAGTCTGACAGCCCCGTTTTGGGTGTTGATAGACTGCTGTTCATATCATAAAGACCTTGGCCTTGGGGATTATACAAAACAGGGTTAGCGTTAGAGATACCGTTCCGGCTTATGAACAAACCGGGAACAAAAATGCAGGCTGTGCCTTTGATTGTCCTTGCCGTATTTGCGGTAATCCTCGATAACCCGGTGATCTCCTGATCTGATATCACGTTGACCTTAGCAACGCCCGATATCGTTTTCCCGACTGTGGTTGTGATTCTTGAGTGGCCCGTTATTGATTGATAGGCTGCGACTGCCTGCATGATGATCTTTGCCTTCCCCGCAATAGTTTGGGAAGTTAAGCTGGTTATCCTCGCTTTACCGGGGATTACTTGGCTGCTTACCAGTCCAATTCTTGATTTGCCTTGAATCGTCTTGCCTGTTGCTATGGCGACTCTCGCCTTACCCTGTACAGTCTTGGTTCCAGTGATCGCTATTCTGGAAACACCGGAAATGGTCTTGTCGGCTGTGATTGCTATGCTTGACTTACCAGTCAGAGTTTTAGTTGTTGATAGTTCGATTCGGGCTGTGCCGGTAATAGTTTTAGTGGTAATTGTCTCGGTAGTTTCTTGTGCGCCGGGGTTGTAGAAGGTGCTGGGTGAGTTCTGATTGTTATAAGTGGTAGACATCCAAGCATCAGATCGGGCGACATTGGAAAATCTGAATTCGTCCTGGTTCCCATTAAATCCGTACAGTGTAGATGAGTGGGTATTGTCGGTGGTGGTGTTTCCGAAAGACAGCGGTTCATTGCTGGCGATGATGTCCCCAGAAAACGAGGCGCTATTGTTGTATGCTTCAGAACCATTCAACCAAAGAGACATCCGGTGGGTTGCGGAGTCATACCTGAGCGCCACAAAGAACCAATTATTAAATATCCCGTTTATGGATGTGAATGTGTAAGCGGGAGAGGTGGCGCACTTCAATCGGATATCAAAGTTGTTGCTGTTCCAAGACGGCATCCATAAAGACCAGGCATTCGTTCCGCTGTTCAACCACCTTCCAAATAAATAGATATATTCAGAGGTCGCATTTGTACAGTAAAACCACCCCTGCATGGTCATGCTGGTGACATCGAGAAGGGCTTGATCTGGAACAATCAGGGCGCTGTTTTCATCATTGAACTTGACGTTCTTACCAATCTTTCCGGGGCTGGTCTGTTCAAAAGACTGTGTGCCTGTCCCACCAGAGTTACTGTATGCTACCGCATCCAGATCATTGGTTGTGCTGTCATAAATCGTGGCACTCGGGTTGTTCATGTGCCAGACACCCAAGGTGCTGGAATCCCAGACGTTTTCCGCTCCATATGTAGAATCTATGGCGTAATCGCTGGCGGATGAATTACCGTAGTAAATATAGAAGTCGGTGTCTACATCGCCGTCTATGTCACCTTTAAAATGGAGTTCGCCCTTATCTGTTGCAGCGTCATAATAAACCACCTCACGGGGTACTTCTGTAGCACCGTCTGCCTTTGTAACCCTGATATCTCGTGCGTCTGTCTGATTGACGTTGGTGTGGAAACCGGCTGGAAGGTCGGCCAAATTCACGAGGACGGGGAAGCCGGTCAAATCCGCATCCACCTTCGATGCTAGGACTGTTACTTTCACTCTGTTATGCCAGGAGTCGTTATACCACCCAACGATGTTGGATTTACCTTGGATTGTCTTGCTCGAAGAAGACGGCCCAGTATTTATGTTAGATACACCTTGAATGGTCTTCGCAGTGACAATTGAGATTTTTGATTGCCCTTGGATGGTCTTGGGACTGGTTAATTCGACCCGTGACTTTCCTTGAATGGTCTTTGACGATATCAGCTCGATTCTTCCCTTACCTTGGATCGTCTGTGACCCGGCTGCCGTCACTCTAGAAATACCTTGAACAGTTTTGCTTGATGTTCCAGTAACTAGGATATTCGATTTACCTTGAACAGTTTTGGAGGATATTATCTCAACTCTGGACTTACCAGCGATTGTCTTGGCCGAAGTTATTTCAATGCGAGATTTTCCAAGTATTGTCTTTGGAGTGACTAACCCTATTCGTGAGATACCCAAAATCGTCTTTGGTGTCGATACTGTGACTCTCGACTTACCTTGTAAAGCAGTGGTACTCGTGATTTGGACCCTTCCTTTACCAGTGATGGTCTTTGGAGTAGTACCAAGGATCGCCCCTTTACCCAGGATTGTCTTTGGGGTACTGGCTGTAACTCTGGAAATACCCTGAACTGTTTTTATGGTAGGAGCTGATACACTACCCCTTCCAAGAATTGTCTTTGGAGTTGTTACAGTTACCCGTGATATTCCTTGAACCGTCTTCGGGGTACTGACTGTGACACGGGATTTTCCAGCCAGTGTTTTGGGGGTGGAAACCGTTACCCTTGATATGCCTTGCAGGGTTTTGGGTGTGCTGACTGTTATGCGGGATTTCCCATCGAGGGTCTTGGTTGAGGTTATCTCTACCCGTCCCCTACCCAAAAGAGTCTTGGAAGTTGTGCCAGCGATTCTGGACTGACCTGCAATAGTCTTTGTACTTGTATTTAAAACGATGTTTACATTGTCAAATACACCTACTGTTGGGGCGGTTGTAGCATCGTATTCGTAATTATCCAGAAGCATGTATGCAGCAGTCACCGCAAAGGGATTTGCTTCACTCCATAAAGTATTCCAACTGCTGCCGTCTGAGGAATATTCCCAGTACATCGTCCCGCCTGATTCCCTTAAAGCCCAATATTTATGATTCGTGGAGTTATAAGTTACCTCGGCTACAACAGAAAAGCTGTTACTTACCTTTTTGCTGGCCTGCAACTTACCTGTTCCGGTGTCAACACCGATCAGGATAAAGTTTGCATCTGAGTTTTCCAGTATTTGGGCCTCAAGTTGAATTCCAAAGTCAAAGTAACAGTGGCCTGACGGCATAGTAACACCTTGGATTGATACTCTTGTCCCTGTGAAATTCAGTTTATTAGTGGAGTAAATACCGCTCTCAGAAGCGTTGGTATTGGCTGCCGAAGTGAACCGAAGTGTTTGGGAACTCTCTGCAACCGATCCACTGGTAAACCCATACGATGTCCACTTGGCATCCAGAGAGTTATCGTCAAAGTTATCGGTGATTGAGTCGGCCTTTAAAATAATGTTTGACTTACCCAGAATAGTTTTTGAACTTGTAGAGGTGATTCTTGCCTGTCCCAACACTGTTTTGGTCGATGCAGGGGCAGCGATGTTTGCCTTTCCTGTGACAGTTTTCGCTGTATAAGTAGCTGCCGATGTAGGAGGACCAGGTGTCCACGGGGGAGCGCCGGTCAAACTCATGTTGTAACTTCCATTTGCTTCATTGGCGATTGAGGTACCGGAACCCTCTGTGAACTTTAAATTGATGATTAGCCCCTGTTCGTTTGCAGCCGTCAGTTGCTTGTTTTTGTTGGAATTGATTTCCGCTCCTGATAATGCCCTATTCCATACACGGACAAAGCCCCCTGCCCTTCCTTTCCAGTTAGAAGCTCCTGTATCGTAGGACGGTTTTGCACCTATATAAAAATTGTGGTCATATGGTGAAGCTAACGCACCACTTGGAGTATTACGGGCGGTATAACTGATTTCGGTGCCATTAAGATAAAGTTTGCTGTAGTCGTTTAAAGTCCCAACCAAGGCAATATGAACCCATGTGTTTTGTGCGAATATAGTGGATGAGTTGTTATATCCATCAGCACTAACAGAGGCATAATCGACCCCGAAATTTGTACCAGTATTGCCTGTGCCATTTTCAGTCTGTATCTGTGCGTGTTTATAAGTAGCGTCATAAATTGCCGCTGCATACGCATAAGCACCGGAGGTTGAATCGTTGTAGAACCATCCCTCGATGGTTTCCGTGCCAGTTAGATTGGCTATCCCGGCAAAGTTTGAGAGCGTGCCATACTGAGTGGACCCATCCATGGAGATAGCATTGGGGGTGTAGTCATAGGTGATAATCAATTTACCTGTTGCACCGTTTCCACCTTTTCTGTTAGTCGAGTTGGCCCTTGCTGCACCACCACCCGCACCACCGGGGGCAACACCGTCTGATCCAACTGAACCATTGGATTTACCACCGTTTCCACCAGCTCCAGCCCCAGCAGGCAGGTTCGCAGAGTCAGTCCCGTTACCTCCACCAGTGTTTCCCTGTCCAGCTCTTCCACTTGCGCCAGTACCACCCGATGAGCCTCCACCACCACCCCAGATAGTATTATTACCAGTGACTCCCCCTCCCCCGTAGTTCTTTACGTCTCCAGTTGAACCCGATGTGTGCGCCGTAGCACCAGTGGCGGTATTTAAAGCGACTGAATTACCACCAACTGCCACCAACGAGGTTGAATTGAAAGTAGTGCTGACACCGTTTGAGGCGTTGTTCGAGTTTCCACCAGCACCGACTACTAAAGCGTATGTTGTACCGGCTGTCGCTGAAAAACTATTAAGTTTGGCGTAACCTCCGCCTTCACCTCCACCACCTTGACCCGCTGTAGTTCTGTTAGCTCCAGCTCCACCACCACCCCAACCTTCGACAACGACGTTTGAGACTCCATGCGGTGCGTACCAATTATTGGCCCCGGCTGTTGTGTATGTATTATTTGTCGAGGCCATTTTCCGTGATCTTCATGTTCATTAACGGCCTCTCTTTCTGCGATGCCCACCAATACTTGAGTACTTTATCCATGTTCAGTATTTTCTCTTTCTCGGATAGTAGGTACTCATGCCATAAACAGTCACATGGATCGCCCAGGCTGCGAAGGATTGTCTTAAGTGAAGCCGTCTTAAGGCCGAACCGGGCGATGTTTCTTGAAAGGGTGTAGTCATCTATCAAGTGATCGGGGGTTATTCCTGCCATTCCCTCGTCATGAACCGGGAAGATGTTGGCGACTGCTTCCTTATGGGTCAAATCATCCAGCGGCCTCCATAAATCAATACATATGTTTGAAGCGACGGCAAACCAGTTACATGACCCCAGATTCCTGCCGTCCCTGAGGAAATAATCGTCATATCTCCACCGTAGGGGAGCAAAGTCGAAAGCGTTGTGCATCACCGTATCCTTGGGAATCATCACGGTTACATCAGGCATGTCTGGGTGTACCAGAGCGTCAGAGTCGATGTAGATATTCCAGTCGTTTTCGTGCTTTTTGCCTAACTCGTAAATCTGCAATTTTTCATACACGGGGTTGAACTCTGGGAACTTACGTTCAGATATGATGTGGAAATTGGCCCCGATCTTATGGGCATAGGCTCTAATCAAAGGGTATGTACGTTTGCAAATCTCCGGGGAGTAGTTATCAACATTTAGCGTGTAGATGGTTTTCTTAACAGATTTGCTCCACATATTATTCAATTCCTATTTGCCAGTCATAATTTTTACCTTTCATGTTGTACTGCCAGCCAATGATATATTTCACTTTAGGGGGAAGTGGGTTTCCGTCTTCGCCGATTCCGAGATCTCTTGTCACCTGTCTCCAGTAAATCAATTTGAGCTTTGCACCGGCCAACACCTGTTTAGGCGGGTAGAGTTTATTTCCATCTGACTCAAAGTGGCCGTCTACAAGATCGACAGAAAAAATGTGTCCCTTACCTACCAGCGAGAACTTTTTTACATTCTCTTTTAAAACGTCGGTAAACATAGTCCCCCAATTAGAAAAGCGGGGCTTGTCGGTAGGGTCTTGTTTTATGATCTGGCCGTTGTGGGTTTCTGCTATGAAGAGGTAGTCGAGTTCGTAGTCTGTTCCGGTGTATGTCATATTGTTGTATCAATAAACCCATTGTATTGGGCTTAACATAGACTAATTTTCGTTATATTGCAGTGTCAAAGTAACTTGAGCTGTATCGCCTGCTGCGACTCCGGCTGCGGTTTGCAACTGAGTAGTCAAAAAGTTGGTATATCTATCAACGGTTCCATCAAGAGTTGCAGCTTTGCCGGTTGCTTCTGGGCCGGTTGCTGAGAAGTAAACCGTTACACCCGATCCAATGGCTACAGCCGTTGTCATGTCGGTGGTCAAGTTGGTGTTTGCGGTAGTGGAAGGGGTGGTATATAGCAACCTGGTACCGTCGGAAGTACAGGAAGCCGGTCCTTTTAAAGTAAGGTTTGATCCAAAGGCGGTCAAAGTGTGAGCAAACAAACCAGCAGAGATATTGTTGAATGAACTGGCTGTAAATTTACAACTCAGCCAAATTTCAAAAGAGTGGCTGCCAGAGGTTATCGGTGCGGCTGTATAAGCAGTTGCCTGAACATCGGCATTTTTCCAGTTTACATCCGAAGCGGCATCCCTAGAAGTTCCCTTTGTCGGGGAACCGGTTTGTGTTCCGTGATCTGCGTACCATGTTGCTGTTGCTGCCATGCTAAGACTATTCTATAAAATACAACTAATGTTGTTATATATTTTTACTTTTGGCTGCCTTTTTAACCATCTTGTCGACGGGTGCAGCATCAAAAGCCTTATTTACTGGTTCGGGCTGTGAGGACAAAACCGTCACAGATGAACCCAATGCAAAAACTGCCCTGTCGGGTAGTTCGTACACGCTGTCCTTTTTATAAGCGGCCCCCTCAAAAAGGGTTGGCTCGTTGAATTTAACTGTTTTCATATTTTAAATCTTGCCAGCGGTATTTCTTTCGATTTCCGCTCACCCTATGGCGATCAGTCGAGGTGCATTACTCCTCTAAGGGTTCATGCTTAGGACGCTGCGGTCTTGGCCACAACAAACGCCTTAGTTGCTTCAGCCAGTTTAATATCTACACGTTCGATAAGTCGAACAGCAGACATATCTTGCTCAAACAGATTCAGCGGAGTTGTTCCATCGGTATCCGTAACAGTCGCTTCGGTAGAGATATCCATAGTTACCTGTTGTCTGTCTCCAAACAGCATGTAATCCATGTTTGCCAAAGCTAAGAACTTCTTTCCGGCTTGTGAGACTTCGGAAGTCTTAGGCAATGACCTTACAAAAACAACCGGGATGTTCCAGATGGTGGCGGGCATACCTCCTGCGGGTGTCTGGACTATGTATTCACCAGTAGTCGCAGCCTTCAGTTTTCTGATGGCGTTGAATACGGAAAATGACATAAACCATTTTGCACCGGGAAGGGCTGACTCATCAATGCTGGATAACATATCCAACAAATCATCAGCGTCGAGCTTTGCGTAGGTGGTATCACCACTGCCCAGAGTTACAACAGGGAGACCATCGGAATTTTGGAAAATACCTTCTC